CATATTTATTATTAAGGAAAATTTGAATATAATGGTTATACATTTTATAGTGTTTCAAAATAAAAAGCATAAGCTTAAAAATATTTATTAATTAAATTATTTATCTATATTGTTGGAAAAGATCTAATTGATAGTAATTTATTTACTCACTCCACTCAATGGAAATTAGCATTACCTGAAAAACAATTATTTTTTCAAATTTACAAAAGCTAATTTACCTAATTTAAAAATATTTACCAATTCCCTAGAATTATTTCTTAACTTCAAAATTTAAAATCCTAACCAAGAGTTTTTGATTTATCAGAATTATAATTAACTTATGGTTCTTTCCCTTTTAAATTTGATGTTAGTAATGATCAAGAATTTAAAGTCTCTTATTATGCTTATAAATGGGAATAAAAAGTTTTTCCTATCTAAGATGCTTAATTAACTTATAAAAATAAAGTAATACCATTCATTACCAACTTTCTTCAAAATGGTAAATATCTTTATTGGTCAAATTTGAGCGAATAAACTAATTTGTTCAAAGAAGGAGACTTAATCTTAATCATTGATAATAAATTCTAAGAAGAGGATACTATTATTGGCGCTTGTTTAATGTAAGTAGTAAAAAGAACTCATGTATTGTTGATCGACACTGGAGATACTTATAGATTAGTAGAAGCAGAACCTGTTGACTTTTTAGACCTTAGAATATTATTGTGTTAACCTTTTTATTCTTATCAAACATTTTAAAAATACCCATTAATTAATGATTTGGATAAAAGGTTAATTGTAATAGGAAAAGATCTAACTAGTGAGATACCTATAATATAAATATTATTAAATAAATATAGGAAAACTGAAATCATTATCTATGATATGGGCTTAGAAGATAAAAATTTAAAAACTTATACAACATTTAAAGAAAAAATATAATTTTTATCATTCTTACCCTTTAATTATAGTTAAATGTAACATTTACTCTATTCAAAAAATGCAACAGATCCATAATTTGATATTCTATTCTATTATTGTATTTTAGTCTCTTATTTAACACTATAAAATAATAATAATGCAGCAGCAATTGCAGAAAATTTTATGTTAGATATAAAAAATACATATTAATTTTTGGCTAAAAGAGAATAAATAGATGTTTTGAAAAATACTCTATACAATAAAGGCTAAAAATATCATTTAAATTATGTTCTATAAGAAGCACTAACAGTACATTATAAAAATTTTACTATATAATTAGATCCTAAAATTGGTTTAACTATCTGTGAAACTCCATTTCCAGTTTAAGTTTGTTATGAAATTGCCAAAAATTTTTCTACATAAGGAGTTTACATTGGAGCTACAAAATAAAAAATGAGTTTAACATCTGGAGCTACTTATGTAAAAAAATAAAATAAAATAAAAAATTAAAAGGCATTAAAAAATAACAGACTAAATAAATAATAATTTTCTAAAAGAATTGTTTAAAAAGTCAAACCAGTGATCTAACAAAAATAACAAAAAAGAAAATCAAGTTATGATTTAGATGAAGAAGAAGAAGATGATTTAATGTATTTTCCTAAATTAACTACAACTCCAAGTACAACAAGCACTGCTCCTACTGCAAATTTATAATTATAATAGATTAATGAACCATATTAAATTGATTTAATCTCTTTATTCGATGAATCAACAACCATCTTGACTAAGACTTTAATGGGCAATTTGATTTAATTATAATTATAGATAGATA